CTAGATATCCATTATTGACAGCCATTGATGCTGATGTACCGGTGACATCTGTCCATGTTACTCCACCACCTGTGGCAGCTACAGTGATTGTGCCTGCACCATTAGTTATGGTTACTCCTGTACCGGCTGTTAATGCCGCTGCGGAAGGGTCGGCGCCTGTACTTCCGATCGCTAATTGTCCATTTGTCAAGGCTAAACTTGTTATCCCGTTTGATGCTGCACCGATCAAAATATCATGCTGCGTCACTGTCACACCAGAAAATGTGCCGGCTCCATCATATTTTACTAAACCTGCACTATTGGCATTGATTGCATTTCCTGTAGCCATTTTTTATTCCTAATTTTTTTTATTAAACAACTGTCAAATTTCCTTGAGGCGCGATCACTTTAAATTCTGTGTCGGTCGTCACGCAGACTAATGTAACTGCATCAGAGACCATCGTTGCAGTCAAAGATCCACCCACCCCAATTGTGGTTATCTGAGACCCTAAAATCACTGATTGACCTGCATTTTGAGTTAATGTCCACAAATTCCCATATCCTTCTATGTACATGATATCACCGATATCTGAAGCAGCAGGCAAAACAAATGTCACTGCTCCTGCACCTTTTGGAATATATCCTCGCTGCGGTGCCATACTCACAGGATTATCTGCAGATGTCACAACAAACCATGTGACCATGGCTGACACTAGTGAGATGGATATCGTATTTCCGGCTCCTGAAGTAGTTATTCCTACACCGCCGACAATATTGAGTATATTGGCCGCCGGGATTGCGACACCTACATCAGCAACAAAACTTGTTGGGATCGTAGGTGCTCCAGTGATTCCATCAATTATACCTGCCTGGCTCATTACTCTCCCTGACCATATACGCAAGTGACATAAAAGTTGCCCTTAGTTGGTGCTGAACTATATTTTATAAAAACAGGTGTATTTAATTGCATAACGAAAAGGTCTTGTCCTGGACCGTCTGACGTGAAATCATATAATGAAAAAGTTCCTGCTGGGATTACATCATTCAACGTTGATCCATCAAACGAAATTATCACATCCGCATCCGTTGTATTTTGGAACTTGACAATGCGCATCGTATGACCAAATGGTGTACCCAATTGGACAAAAGATCCCGTAATAGATCCGAAAGCAACAGATCGAACAGCATCAAAACGAACAATTCTTGAAAAACCGGACATATTACCTCAAGGGGTTTGTCTTACTATGAAATAAGTTATAGTAGATGTGTCAAGTGCACTATCAGAATTTATTGTTAGACTTGTAGCAGCAACTATAACATATGTCAAATCACCTATTGTTCCGCCTGCTGTTATTCTTTGTATGAACACTCTATCATTAGCTGCAATATTAGTATTTAGAATTGCAATTGTTCCACCTACCAATACTGCTGTTCCTATAAAATCTGTAGCTGCCCCACCATGTAGTCGATATTGTGAGTCGGCTCCAGTAAGACTTACGACAGATCCACCGCCTCCAATAAGTGCATCACCATCTGTTAATAGTAAACTACCACTAAGTGATGAGAAATTTCCAGAAGTCGTACACGAATAACCAACTGTATCAGTTATAAATCCTGTTCCAGCAGTTATAGTTCCTAAAGTTACTTCTATATTTCCTTCTTCAACAATTAGATCACCTGTGTTTAGAGTAATCGTACCATCAACTAGATTTATTGCTCCAGTCGCAGATGTTAGATTACCCCCCAAAATTTCATTCCCATTCACGGTCAAATCTGTGAACGTAGGACTTGCTACTGTTTGAATAGTTAACGTACTGCCTGCACCTGACGTGGTTATATTTGGTCCACCTGCCACATTGATAGTCCCTAATGCAGGAGTCACAGCAAATGCATTGTCTGCTGTCAATGACTGAACATCGCCGCCAGCTGCACCCCCTAAAATTGCCCAGATACCAGGATTTGAGACTAATTGGAATGATACTTCTGTCACAGTATTCATCCACATGGTACCTAAAGGATATTTAAAATCACTTGGTAATGGATTTCTCTTCGCTGATATAATATCAGGGGGGTTTACAGCTTTTACGCCCTCATAAGACTGCTCCCTTGGGACTGGATTTCTGCCGCTCATATAGCTCCTAGTGGGTTATCTATTAAAATTATAATTTGACATTAGCATCAAAAACGGCGCTTGTCTACACCTTTTTTTTCTTCTTCTTGGACATGGATGAAAGTGCAAATATCATTTTTCCCACGTCTGAGGATGTTTTTTTCGGTTCTTCTGTCATTTTTTCTTCTTCTTGTTTTTTTCTTTTTTTGCTGCCTCAGGAAGCGCTAGAAAGTCATGGACTGTTTCATATTTCCTGATATACTCCTTTCCTCTACCACCATAGACTTTTTGAAGTTCTCTTATGAGTTTTCCAAGTCCTGCAAACCTAGATGCTTCTCCTTCTGCCCAAGAACCATAAAAATTTTGACCTGTTGTTTTTGCTTGAAACATTGAATCACGTAATTGATCTGCGAATTCTTTTGGAATATCTTTGTAAACATATAAAGCACCTCCATGTGGTCTGAAAGCTAATTCATTGACGCTAGGATCATATCCTGCAAAATTGATTACAGCTGATCGAGCTTGCTCTGGTATGGCATTTGTCAATCTCTCATATAAATCTGCTAACTCATTCGAACTGACTGGTAGCTCATTCAAATCGGAGACTTTTCGATGCTTGATTTCTCCATCGACATCAAGTTTTGCTATACCATTTTTTTCAGAAATTATCTTTCCAATATCACCATTGGGCAAAAAAACTGATTTCTCCGGATTTTTCTGTTCCTGTGTTACCTCTTTAGGTTCTTTGATTTTTTCTTGAATTTCATCAAGAGGCTCTTTCTCAACTGCAGTTTTCACTTCATTTTCATTTGGATTTTGAGACAAATAATCTCCAATAATCTCTGCAAATGGTGTTTTCGTCTCAGATTTCAAAATCTTTTTCTGCTCTGGAGTAAATCTCATTTTTTCGAAATATGCAGCGACATCCTGGGCCGTATTTGTTTTTCCTGATGCTACTTGTCTGAGCTCCTTCTCGATGCCAAGCTTGTCGATCAAATCTTTGGCCAACTTTCCCTTCACAATACATTTTCTTGTTCTTGGGCTGGTGGTGATTGAACTTGATTCTCCATTGCATTTGTGATAGGATGGTCATTTGAAATCTGAGGAGGTTCCAATGCCGATTGGTTTGCCTGTGTTTGAGGATTTACAATAGGAGGAGATGATGTCGTTTGGTCTGCTCGTGTTTGTTGTGGTACTGACTGTTGAGCTAATGCGCGAGCGGCGATAGATGGAGCCGCGCGCTTCAATGCATAGGCGGTTAGTCCTCCAAATGCTCCTAAAGCAATTGCTAGCTTCTTATTGTTTGCTTTTCCTCTCTGTTCTGAGATTTCATATGGTGTTATTTGAGAGTAATCTTCATCATCCAAGCTGTTTGCAATATATCCTAATATTTTCTTGGGTTTATATCCATATTTATGAGCCTTTGATACTATTTCTCCCATCTGAGGTGACTTCCTGGATAAAAAACCAAGAACTTGCTCAGCTGTATAGCCATATGACAACGCCTTCACTAATGGATTCATTGACCACCTATCAAATAATTTGATATCTGTGAATAATCTCCCGTAATGAATTCAAGACTTCTCCTTGGAGGTACTGATGTGAATTCTCCCGTTTCCGCTCTCTGAGAAGCTGTTGGATCAAATCCGAGTTTCCTTGCTCTTTCATATATCTCTGAGAACTGTTTCCAACTATACCCCATTTCATTAATCAAAAGATCTCTTGCCACAAGTAGAGAGTCTTTATCTGTAATATTTTTCACAAACCAATTTGCTGCTTCTTCATTTGATTTTTCTATTACTTTTGGATTATTTTTTTCCAATTCATCGTAAAATTCTCCATTATCTTTGAATGGTAAATCAGATTTTTTCGATGCAAATGGATTCCATAGGCCAGCTATAGCAGAACCTTTCTCCTGATTTTGTGTTCCTTCTCTTTTTGCATATGTTTTTCGTATCTCGTCCAAATGCTTCTTGTCTATTGGACCCGCAGGTGCTTTTTGAACTGCTTTCTGTAGATCAGCAATAGAATCTTTTCTTAACTCACGTTCTGTTTCTAATGGTGTTGCACCAAATTTGTCTGCAAATACTTGTTTTGCCCATTGTTCCTTTCCAAATTTTGCAGCATCTCGCAAAAGAGGTCCCGCACGCCTAATCGCTTGGTCCCTATTCTGATCAGACGCTCCTATTTGTGGTGTCCTAGCTGTTAGGAGTGCCCTTTCCGCTTGCTGCTGTTGTTGCCATTGGGGAAGAGCTTTATTTATAAATGCATTGATGTTTGGCTCATTTGAAAAATTTCTCCTTGCCATTTCCATAAATTCGGGAATTTTAGAAGGTGGAATATTAGCTGCCATAGCTTTATCTTCAGCTTCCTTATATCGCCTTTCCACTTCTTGATTCTGATTGAATAGTTGTGCATATGCCGTCGACTTTGGAATTTGTCCATTTGAGGCAATATATTCTGATTCAGCTCTAGATTCCATTTCTTGAGGGGTCATTATGCGAGGAAAAAGTCCACCAGTTTGAGTTTGATATGATGTTCCACCATTTACTTCATTAGCAAATTTTCCTACATTTGGAACGTCTCCTGGTTGTGTTTGTCCCTCTACTAATGAATCTCCTTGAATTATGCCTCCAGGTTTGCCCTGCGTTTGATTAGGAAAAGGCATATTGGGTTGTGCAAAACCTTGCGAATCGTTTTGAGGTGCAATTTCTCCTTGTTGACCTTGTCCAGTTCTAGACTCCGAAACTCTGTTAGCTAATGCTGATTGTTGCATGGTAGGCAATATAGATGCTAATGCTCTTTCTGATCCTGGAACTCCTGCAAATGCCTTGAGAACGCCTAATGTGGGTTCAAATTGCTTTTTCAATTGGGGTGACATATTTGCGTAGGCTTCATCTAATCCTTGTTGCAATTGACCTCTCTGATATTTCTGCTGGAGAATTGGACTATCCAATGCAGCCTTTGCGCCGCCTCCAAATGCATTGACTAATGATGCTCCTCGATTGAATCCTGGTACTACTGTAACCATTTCCTTCTCCTTATTTTCCTGCTAATCCCATTAATCCACCAGTCAAGGCCCCTGCAGGTCCTCCTAAAGCAAATCCTGCTGCAGCACCCCCTGCACCACTTAACAGTGATTGACCTACACCTTCTGTGGGTGCTTTATAGATGTTTTCATGTGGTCTAAGACCTAATCCTGCTAAGGTATTGCTATATGGTTGTTGTGCATATCCCAATGCTTGCTGTGAAGCTTGACCACGCAATTGCTCGCGTAGTGAAGCCAGCGTTGACTGCAAGCCAGAGCCTGCTTGAGCAATGGATTGATTGAATCCAGACGAATTTAACCCACCAGCCCCTGTTCCCATGCCTGCAAATCTTTCAGATAGTCCTGGTATGACCTGTTGCTGAAATTGTTGCATATATGGAGCGTTGAATTGCGCATATGCATTCGGATCATTGCTCAACATCTGCTGCAGATATGATGATCCAGATTGATACAGGGGATTGTTTTGGATGGGATTTCCGAAAAAATCTTTGCTTGCAGCCTGCTGTTCTTTATTCCAGTTATTGGCCTGGATAACCTCACCTTCATCTCCGAAAAATCCACCAGAACTCATATAGGCCTCATGATTGTTTTAAATATTCGATCGTTACATAGCATTGCGTCAGATTCGATCCTACATTGTTCGTGATCGTGATCGTCTGTTTCTGCGGATTCGAGTTGTTGAACGTGATATCGATGAACATGCTAGGGAAAAACACATAGATAGGTCCAGCGATTGTTGCAGCACCAAAACATCTTGTCGGTGTCGTTATGGATTGAATCAATGGAGATATTCGAAGTGTCGTAGCGCCTGCAGGTATTGGTCCCTCATTGAGAACAATCAAATCGAAAGTACGACGATATCCATATCGTGTTTGTTGCGACTGACCCGTGTTTTGACGATTCGTTGAGAACCAAGTTTGACCATCCAGTAATTCAACGGTCTCATATTGCCCGATCTCTCGTACGTTTACAGCAGACGCAGTGCGATTTTCCCTATCACTTATTGAATCCTTAGCTGATTCAAAGTCATCAGGCAGAAAAAATTCCTGCTGTAGGAATGCGACTTGTGAATTTGGAGGTCCGAAACCATAACTCATCCGCGTATCATCCCCGTTGGCCTAGACCAAATGACCATGCCTTGTAATTCAAATTGGGCTGTCCCATTCAATGGGTCTGCAATTTGACCTTCTGTCAGTGTGAATTCGAATTGATGCATATGCGCTAGAGCTCCTAAATATACTCTTGTGTAAGTTGCAGAACCTGAATTTGGTCGGATTGATGCATTTAACGATCCACCTGTGGTATAAAATGTGCCTACTGAATTCAGTGGTATTGAAAAAGTTGTTGAATTTATTATAGTTATAGGAAATGTATTATTGTTTATCAATGCCGGTAACAATCTACCAGAAACATCTGTTATAGTTACCAATTGATTTGGAAGAAATCCATGAGGATTTTCTGTTACAATTCTAGTTAAAACACCTGTTCCTAACCCAAATATGGGTATTATACTCCTAGGAAAAGTTTCTAGTTTCCTTGAGAATACCGGGATTGACTGATCGTTAATATAATGGTTAAACGTGACTTCTCCTCCAGGGATAGTAGTGCTATAGATATCTACATATCCTATCCTACAATTCAATCCTTTTTCAATATAAGGGTTAAATCTTTTAGTCTTTATGTCAAACCCAAAATTAGTACCGTTGTCAGTATTTTTAACTTCACCAAATTCAAACATTATGTAAACATTTCCATTAGCGTCTCCAGAGACAATCTGTGGGAATTCGATGTTTTGTGAACTTCCGAAATTTTCCCATTTATCATTCGTCGTATTGAAGTTTGCCCATGTATTTGTTGGTAGATTTAATGAACTCCAAGTCTCATCAAAATTTTGAGAATAAGTTCCAAATACCCTTATAGGCACTGATGGAGTAAATATAGACCAACTTTTGTCAATATAATTATATGCATATATCTCATCTGCTTCATCTCCGACATCATCTCCTTCAATGGCTGGAAATGTCCAATACGCAAATTGCCGGAAATAATCTCTTATACCTTGTATCCTAGAAAGTCCTGTTAATCCCGTAGTTTCTGCCACAACTGAAAAACAATCGTCGGGTATCTGCTGATCAATGCGTGCAACATCATTTGTACTTGCTGCGATCCAACCATACCGAGAAAAGGCAAGAGCCGCTTCATCGAAAGCTATATTGCTATATGTAGATTCTGCACCATATTGTGTATTTAATCGTTCCCATATGAAAGGAAGAATTTCATTTCCGGTATATCTGAGACGCCATGTAGAACGCTGGAAAAATACTATGAGAACGTCTTTGACAATTTCTGCACTGACAATTCTTTCGCTTGTGTCTGCATCAATATATCCTCCACGGCCAGGAATATCATCTCTCCAACCGAAAATACTGATCTCAAATGGCACTGGCTGTATTGTTCGACCAGGGCCTTGAACTGTTCCTCCGGATGTATATGTGAGACCTGTGGTGTCTACATCGAGTGTTATTGACGTATTTACGACAATTGCAGAGACGTTAAATTGATTGAAATTCAGAACTGATGCTATCGAACCAATAACATTTGTGACTCCAGCAGGTTGTCCAATAGTAAATGTTGTTGTATCCGTAACTTTTATGATTGTAGTGGCACCTGGAGTAATACCTGTGCCAGGAGGTGCATTATTTACTGCAACAGCTTGTCGATTTCCTGTATATGGTGAACCAATTTGAGACCAACGAGCTCTAGACTGGAAATTGGATCCTCCTTCTGTCGTATTTAATACGACAAGGCGACCTTTGTATGGCAAAATTATCAATGCTTGCGTCATTTGAGTGACTCCATTCACAGTGGGGCGGAATCCACTCCATCCACCTGATATGCCTGCTACTCCGTTATCGCCATCCCAAAAACGCATGAAATCCCCTGCAACATTATTCACCACCCACATCGATCCAGCATAGTTCGTAGACCAATAATAATCATTTGGCCCATTCATGAAAGAGAAAGCATCTCCAGGAGGATTGGCTAGAAAAGAGATATCTTGGAATAGATTTGTAGTGGTTATATACCTATATGCTTTTGTAAGACTAAAAGATACAGTAGTTTGAGCAAGAGTTGCAGGATTAAGCCAATTTTTTAGACCTTGAACAGGCTTATCACCACCAGGAAGTGTTCCTAAAAGTGTGAAACCTTCTCTTTTTCTTATTGATCCGCGCCATGCATATGCATTTGAAATTTCTGGAAAAGCTTCATTAGATATCAACCAAGGTTTGTAGTATTTCACCAAACCATTCTGGAAAAAAGTAATTAATCTTGGTTCATAACCCATTATGTTGGACCTATTGCTAGCCAACTATAAGTTACATTACCTCTTTTTCCTCCTCCTGAATCTCTTGTTGTTACTTTTAACTCTGTAGCTGATACAGATGCTACTTGTACCAAGATACCCGCATCAGTATTTTGTTTTATTGAAACTTGTATAGAATAAGGTGCAGCAGAAAATGCCGGTGTAAATGTCACTGTTGGAGTTGCTGGAAATGTGAGTGCATTATCTGTTGTAGAAGTACCCCATTGAATCATCATTCCCGATGAACCTCCAGGTGATGGCAAAAAAGAACAACCATTTGCTGCTTGAATAGGCAATCCTGGAGATGCAGGATTATTCATATTATAATTAGTCATTTTAACAGAAGACAACATCCCTATCGCATTCCAAAAAAAGTCAGGAGTTCCTGCTCCATTATCTGATTCATAAATTAGACCTGTAGCGTCAGCAGGAACAGGAGTTACTGCGGCTAGACCATTTATAAATGAAACTTGACGATGAAAACCTTGAGCTGCGTCAACCCCTGTGTTAACACCATAATTAATTTTATGGTCTCTGTTAAGTGCATTTTTCAAATACGTGAAATTATTATTTAGATCAACTTGACTAACAGCTAACACATCACCAGGTTGAGGTATATCTTTATAAATTGAGGTCATTAAAATCTCCTTAGTACATTGGGAATATAGGCCATTCTGGACCTACAGCATTATTCTCAGCATAGCGTGTCTGTATCCTTTGATTTGACAACTGACGTAGTGCTTTCCGAAGAGCCAAAACTTTCTGCTCTTCAAAATATCCCTTATATCTCTCATACTCGGCATGGTCACCATCCTCGATGAAAATCTTAAGTGCAGCACCATATGCTATAAGTTGCCACCATTCTGCAAATTCGGGTAGATTTGTAGGGACACTAAGCGGATCGGAGCTCGTAAATCCTTGAATATTTCCGAACTGATCCGTCGCAGGAAATGATTTTGCGTTCGTAGCGGTCGTTAGTACTGTCGTTGGCATCTGATAGCACAGTAATTTCACGGCATATGTATCGTTAGGTATAGGACGTAAGAATAATTGCTGCTGGAAAAACATAATATCACGAGGTCTCGATGCCACATATGGATGATAATGACAACTTGTCGTTACACCTATGGGAGGAGCCACTCCATAATTCAAAGTAACAGCTCCTGAGAGATAATCTATAGTTCCAGTCCCTCCCAAATTACCGACTAATGGGGCAGGATTGACGAAAAATTGACCTAATGGGATATCTAATGGTATTGGTTGATCAGCATCAGTAAATGTTTCAAGTTTTGGACTAGACACAGGAGGCGTATCTAGATTTGGTGTTAATCCTATGACAACAGTCCCTTGCTGCACAGGTGTTTGCGTCAAATTGAAAGTAAATGGTCCTGTAGTCCCATCTGTTTGGAATAGATTCCGATCGATGAAATTAAGTTCGGGCCATATTCGATAAAAGACCTCTGGACTCTGATACCAGCTGAATTGGTAGTTGTCGATATATATTGGAGGATCTACAGAAAAAATATTTTGTGGGATTGAATAAGTGCCACAATTCGGGATGGTAGTAAATGTATAAAAATTTTTAAGGCGCAGACTACGTAGATGCTCAGGCATATCATACAAATAAAAGTCGTTAACATAATCGTCAATGCCTGCAGGATTAGAAATATTATTTTCGCCGAAAGAAGAATCAGGGAGCTGAACAGTGTCATATCGTCCTGTAATTTTGCGTACTGTATATCTAATTCTGTTCAGATCCCATGTGGTCATCGTTTAGCCTCCGATGATAAATTTGCATCTATGGATTTTTTTCGTCGATTTTATCTGTTGTCCTTGCGCATCTAGCAAAAATCCATGAGTCGTTGAATAAATCCTTTCATTGATATGACGAGCAACTGATAATGGGATTGTGTACGTTACTCCGTCTTCCAAAGTTTTGCAGAAATATTCCTGATCTTTATAATATTTGCATGGAATTATCATAGGTTGCCCGGGATACTCAATATTCAAAAATGTGCCTGTGACCATTTTCTCAGTCTCTTTCGTCATAGCTTCGATCGAGTCATGATTTACAGGTTTGTGATTGATCCTACGATGCACCAATGGTGTTCCTGATACATCCGTTAATTTTTCTGCTGCTGCTACCATGAATTTTCTCCTAAAAAGGTATCTCTACCGTATCAATATTTGTTATCGCATCGTCAACGGTCGTGACGAATACTCCATTTGTTGCAGCCCATGCAGGACCGATATAGGGTGTTGGACCTGATCCAACTGGTAATACCTCAGCCGTAAATTGTGGCTGTGCTGGTATCGTAAATGGGGTAAAAGTTGTCGAGTCAATAAATATAGGATATGGTGTCTGTGTCATCTGGATGTTGAAAATCGTCGGACTGCCGACAATGATACTCACCAACATCTGATTGAGTTCCACCATTCCATAATTTTTTGGTACATGCAATCTAACGACTTGTCCGGTCGTCAGACCATGCGGCGTAGCAGTGATCACAGTACATTTAACAGTTTGAGTGATATTTGCTATAGCGCTCCTAGGAGGAGTAAAAGTCATAACCCTCAATATTATGCCCCCGGGATATTTATTCTTCCTCCCGGGGGTATTATTATTATCTAGACATCACTTCCACGCCATGCTGTCCAAGCGATAATATCACCAGCAGCAAAGCCAACTACTGCGTTGGTCGCAGTTTTTAACAATCCTGTCCCGATGGTGAAACCTTGGAATTGAGTATTCGCTTCTGCATCATCCAAATTATCTTGGAACCAGAAGGGAGGAGTAAATACTTGAGATGGACCAGAACCTATTGGTACAACTTGTGGGAAAGTTGCTGCCGCAAATGCTGCTGCCGATGTAGGAGGATAAGCAAATGCTGTAAAAGCACTTGAGTCTACCATTCCCAATACAAATTGATTTCCCGCAGGAACAGATGTTATTACACCCTGAATTTTATTGGCTTGTGTCATTCCATATGGGGATGAAACAAGTAATCTAACTTTCTGGCCTATGGTTAATCCATGTGACGTTGTTGTTGTCACAGTCATTGGATTCGCTACCGTGATTGCTGAAATTGTCAACTCAGATGGATAGTACAATGGTCCGACTATAAGTTTTCTCACGGTACATCCAGTTTCATCTGCTGGAAATCCTGATAAAACTATAGAAATACCAAAAGTGTTAGCACTTAATACTGTTACTGTGAAATATAAACCACCAATTTGTTTCATAACTTGGTTATTTGTTATTAAAACAGTGTCTCCAGTTTGTAGTCCATGAGAAGCTAAAGTTACAATCGATGTAGCTTTTGCAATAGTAGCACCTGTTTGTGCTGGACCAAGCAAAACACTTTTCGTTCCATCATATGCAGATATTGCATTTGCTGTGATTATCTGTTGGTTAACAAGAGATCCACCTGTACCAACATATTGCACCATTGAAGGATTGGTAGGCACATTTAAATACCAGTCAACGTTCAATATATTTAGGTTGGCTGCTCCGTGACTTGTGGTATTAGTCAAATTCACTCGGCTTGGTATCATCCCAGTATTTATGTTTAAACTTGCTGGCAGCGTAGGCACTGTGAACAGACCATTTATCATAAACTCTTCTGCGAAAGGCATAGAGACCTCCTATGAGTGTGTTGCGCGTAAATTGAAAATCCACGCATCGTTCAAGATTCTTGGAACCTGAGCGAATTTGTACGCACCCAATTGCAACCTACGAAGTGGATCGGTGGGTCCACCAGGAGGAGTATATATAAACGAAGCTGTGGCTTGAGTCAGATCAATGATAGCATATGCTTCCTGACCTGTTACAAATATGTTATACACAGTGTTACCATTCAGAGATGCATTAGGACTGGTCGAACCTTTTGAACTGTAAAGCCAACGAGTGTTACTTACAGAACCCCATTCAGCATTCAAAACATTCATATTGCTTGGATATTGAGCTTGGGAGATAAACCCGTCAATATTTTCCAAGTCATCTATAATTGCAGTATTGAACATAGCCCAAAATGCCTCTCTAACCGGTGCTGTACCGAATTTCAGAGTACCTTCGATATTATCTGAGATCATCATTGCATCATTACCTAGCAATGCTAGGATCACAGAATCGATATCAGGCCGTGAAAGGTTCGTTGGATTATCCCCGTTCACACCTTGAGTACAGTTGATAACAGCAGCTGATCCAGCTAGCATATTCCTGATCAATTCATCCTCAGTTTCCCTCATGGATTGAGCCAAAAGAGATACTGTCTGGTTAAGAACCGGATCTTGGTTGATGAACATTACTTGATCAGTAATAGTTACATAAGTACCATAGAAGTCAAGTCGAGCATCAATATCAACAGCATTTAATACTTGCCCTGGAGGAGTTAATCCCGAATCAGGTAGTGGTACTGTCGCAGTTTGTAGGTTGGTATACCTACGGTAACGAGCAATTCTTCCCGAGTTGGGAGGAAGCTCTTTTTTCATCGCCATCTGCTTATGAATAAGCTTAGGCATTGGTCTAGATAACAATACGTTATCAAACCATTGTTGAACCGGCGCAGGTAATGCGTTGGTTGTAGTAATAGTCATCTATTATAATCTCATGCTATGCCCGCTTGGCATATGCCTGCGATTGAGCCCAAATATCAGCCTGTGACATTTTTGAGTATGCATTAGACTGCTGTTGCAGGGATGCAGTCGACGAATGAGAGCTGACAGGCCGAGCACTATTTTTTAATATTTTCTCTGCTTTCGGGCTTGTAGGCATTATTTTCGTCTCCTCAAATTGATCAGATAATCGACCAAGTCTGTATGCCGTTTCAGCTGGATTTTTGCTCATTTGCACTTTGTAGGCCAAAGCGGGGTCATTTTTAATTAGGGGAAGCGCGTAGTTTTCGATGACGTAATCATAATCTTCATACTTTCCACGCGAGCGAATTTCGTCTTGTGCGATATTCTGCGTCTGCGCGTACTCATCCATGAGGCGTTTAGCTTCGATTTTCGCTTCACGTGAGGCCATTTTCTTGGCCATCTCGCGAGCTTTACCCATGGTCACATAATCATCTGGATCGGCGGTTTCGAACTCGTCCGGCTCCTCTGCTTTTTGTGGTTGGGACAATCGATGCATATGCTGTTTGAGCTCCTCAATCTCTCTCTTCTGGAGAGACATGACCTCTTGAGCTTGACGCCAGTTATGATCTACATCTTTCGCCGGTGTCTCTGGGACTTCCTGCGTTTCAACTATGGGCTCTTCAACTTGTATTTCTTGTTCTTCCATATCTTCCGTGCTTTATGCTTGACGACAGCATGTTTACGTCCAATTTAACGACCGAATCCCGTCGACGGAGATCTCTAGCTAGGAAGCAAATCATCGTAGTGGTACGTGATACCCGACTCCGTGACTGATGCAATAGTTTCCGGCACGGGTTCATTTGTGCCGCCGACTGACCATGTTGGCCAATCACCCGGGAGAGCCCACTCTAATGTGAGTTTCCCCTCGTTGTTATCTACTCCAAAAAGTAGACAAGACAACATCATTCGTGGCTTGTTATACATCGCAAAAGACTTAATCTTTATGACAGATGGATTTTTCGGCCATGGCTTCGCATGGAATAAGACATAGTACTTGTGGTCCTTATCTTTGTACTGATCAATGATTTTTTCGAGATCACTCATCAGTGTTTTGGTCATTGCTTTGCGTGTTTCGCCTAGCTGTTGACCTGTTGTTTCATAAGGTACAAGTATACTCATGCAGACCTCTATGCGATTTTTGTGAAATGCGAACGTTTCAGTTTCTTGCTGTCTCGTTCCACTGCTTCGTTCTGAAGATGCATATAATGGTTTCCGCGCTCGTGCTCGCCTGGATATAATCCATGTGGAGAAAAATGTTCGTCATCGGACTTATAGCCCTTGTCGAACCTTATTTCCCCTTCATTCATCGGCGGACCTTTATCTGGATCCCCGCCTGGAGTATGATGACTCCCGTGATGCATCTTATGACCATCTTTGTGGTGTTTCATGTGACCTCTTGTGAACAAGTAAAAATTTTACTTTACAATTCAGTCATAGCAGGTGGGTGCAGATGTGTCAATGATTTTTTTTAAAAAAAAAGGAAGACAAAAAAAACCCCCTAGGATTGCTCCTAGGGGAAAAATAACCAAAGACAAATGCTACATTCTCATTCTACTGGGGGTACAAAATCGATTTGTTCTACTTTTTCATTGAATTTTGCAAGAAGTGGATTGAATATGGCATCTCTATATTTTTCAACAGTATCTTGGTCTGCCTTTATCAAAAGATTATTTATAGTTATTAAAATAAAGTTTGTAACTATATTCGTGAACAGCTGTTTTTCTTCAGGTGAATAAAGATTTTCTAAAGTTATTGCACCTCTACCGATGAATGTCTGTGCCATATCACATGCACATTTCCATGTATCTGCGATCAAACTTCCGTTTTCATCATAAATTTCACCAACCATGACAGAATTTATTACTTTTCTGCATTCTTCATCTAGACTCATTTTCTATCTCCTTTGTTTTTAATCCAAAAGTTGTGCAATCATTCTAGTTTGTTGTGCTTGAGTCAATCCATATTGGTTCATGTGTCGACTCAATGCAGCTATTTTTTGTGACAAAATTACGTTGTGTGACAGCTTAAGTGACGTTATGAGCGCTTCTAATCCAATTCTTATATGAGGTAAAATATCATCCCTATTAGAGATGAAATCCACCAATTTTTGTCGTAGTGTTATCGCGAATTGCGGTTCGTGAACTAACTGTGCTTTTGTATAATATGGTCCGCGTGAGGGACAAACATGGGCCTTTAGAACTCTAACTTCTTCATCGATCTCATGTTGCGCACATCCCTGCTCTCTCATAGATGAAATCGTTCGTGCGATTCGATCTTCACATCTATCCAGATGCTGTGTTATAGCCTCAAAATCGTAGATAAATCCATTTGGACATCTGCTAGGGATTATGGGGAAATCATGTGTGATGGGACAGAAAAACTCATTGCAATCGGGAAAATACACTCTCATGTAATCTACATATACATTGTAGCGTGCATTTGATTTCTCCATTTCAATCCATAACTTATACCTGCGATCTGTCACGACATGTATATGTGTGACAAGTCCTGTGCATGAGATACCTAAGACTAATCCGAGTACCCCCCCTATTATCATCCCAAACAGTCCACCCAAAAACGCACCAGGTGGACCACCTATTATTGCACCGGTCACTGAGCCTGTCGTGGCACCAGTTGCCATGCCTGCCGACATGCCTATCGTCCAACCGACAAGAAGATCTGATTTAAATTGTATTGTAAGCTGATTTTGCAAAGGCATAGGTGACATTCGGAAAAAATTTAATATACCTACATAGACTGACGTATCAGCTTGCCGATCTACAGCATCTATAGATGTAATCGGATATCTACGCATCAATGAGTCTAATCTCATGGCAGGACCGAAAACTCTATCCGGCAATTCTTCCATGATCTCTGATGGTATGCCAGGTCCTCTTACAATATTTCTGTTGACATGTGGTGCTCTCAATAAGGGGGCTGGTTCCATATCGATACTCCTGCTGTTTGTCTGTCATTTTATAGCATATATCATAGAGTTTCCAGCGTTCTTTTCGGTCGAATTTGTCCCAAACGATGAACTTGTTAATGGCTATCTCAACCAGTATACACAAAAGTTGGATTTCCTCCAATACTCGAAAAGCGATTTCCGTAATCTGCTTATACTTAAAGTGCTCGTATTCAGGTTGGGCACGGAAACGTTGGACGCGATCCATTATTGTAGGCATGTATGGGGAATCCATATCATGCATGTAGGAGTAAAAATTTGGATTGAAAACAGGGAGTAAGATCGGTGATACCATAAGGCCTCTGAGTTTATTGTCAAGTGGATTTAACAAAGATTTTCCTCAGAGTAACAGATTTCGATTTTTTTCTGTACCTTATTTGTTGGATAATAATTTTTTTATTTCTGTAACGTCGTGTTCCCATGCCTGTTGATCTGTGTACATCCACTGGACAGGGATCTCGTTGCGATCGATCGCATACCTAAATTCTATTATTAGTTCATCTTTGAAAAATCCGATCTCAGCACATCTGTCGAGCATAATCATGCTCGATTTCTCATCTGAGTTATACCACACCATTTTACCTCTCTTTTTGCATCAGACATCTGACACACAACTTTATATCATTATCACTCGAGACCACGCCCAACGCATTGCATTTAGCACATGGCATTCGATTCTGCCAATCTTTGCGAAGAGGTAGACCTTTCTCACATCGCAATTCAAAAGTTTTTTGGTCTTCGATGATTCGATTTACGCTCATGTCCAAACCCCTTTCTTTTTGTGCATAATCCACATCTTTGGACTTGACATAAATCTTAGGTGCTTAAGTAGTATTTTCATGGTCTGATAATATATATTATGTTACTTTGCTATGCCCTCACACATGCCTATGAACAAAAAATCATTCTGTAGGGCTGTTCTCAGAGTATTTCCAATATACGATTGCTGCCACATCTTCTGATTCGTATTCGTAGTAAAAATGCTCTCTAATGTTCTCAGTTTCTGGAAAGAAAACACCCTCACCTTTGTCATACACACGTTCACTAGTGGAAACTAGGTATTCACAGAATCGATATGCGTCTGGTCTTTTATCACAAAATTTGTGCCATCCATGCAATTTGTACATCTCATCGTCGGCTGTTTTTAGCCGATTTTCTAGAAGATTTATTTCTTTTTCGATTTCTTGCATTCTTTCTGAATTTTTATGCATTTTTTCTGCTATAACCATCGACTCGCAATAAGTTTTCAAATAATATATTGCTTTATCCATGTTTTCCAAATTTGGACCATCAGAGTCTTTCATTAGAGATTTTACAGCATATGCTATCAAAACGGGTACTTCATAAACT